CGTAACGACATGACTGCTATTGAGCAGCTAGAGACATGGCTTACATACCAACGCCATTGGTGTGAACATAAACCTAGTGTAACAATATCAGTGCGTGATGACGAGTGGCTAGAGGTGGGGGCATTCGTTTACAAACACTTTGATGAAATGTCAGGTGTGTCATTTTTACCACACTCAGATCATACCTATCAGCAAGCACCATACCAAGACTGTGGTAAGCATGACTATGAATACCTACTGTCGTGTATGCCAGAGAAGATTGACTGGAACAAGCTGTCAGAGTATGAGAAAGAAGATAACACTAAATCCAGTCAAACATTTGCTTGTACTGGTGACGTGTGTGAAGTTGTCGATATAACATAGGAGTTAAGTATGGCAGAAATTATGGCAGCGCTAATCGCTTTTATAGTAGTAGGTGATCTAGCAAATAAATACGTTGAGCCTTGGGTCAGCGATAAAGTAGAATCTTTTTACGAAGAAAAGGAATAGACTATGATGTGGGTCTTAGTAGCAGCTTTTATTTTTAACGGACAACCTTCAGTGTTAAGTGATCAAAAGATTTACTTTGAACTAGATAAGTGTCAGGATGCGGTAGTAAAACGTAGACAAATATTGGAGGCTACTAGACCCGACTATATGAAAGATGCTATATACTGGGTATGGTGTACACAGATACCACAGGAGGTGTGATGCAACTAGACTTGTTTGTTCTTGAGGAACAGTATAATATACTCGAAGGGGATGAGTTACAAACATGCAAGGTCTGTCAAAAAGAAAAACCCCTACACCTATTTCCAAAAACCATAACTAATAAGTCAGGTTATGACACTAGGTGTAAGGGCTGTATAAGAAAACAAAGTAAGTTAAGAGATGAACTAAGAAAAGTTCACGGACATAAGAAGACAGACTTCTGTGATTGCTGTGGTCAACGCTCACACAAAAGCCTAGTCATAGATCATTGCCATGAAACACTAAAGTTCAGAGGTTGGTTATGCGAACAGTGTAATCACGGTATCGGTAAGCTTGGTGATAACTTAGAGGGTGTAAAGAAAGCAGTAGAGTATCTAGAGAAGTCTAATTATATTCGACCTACTGCATCCTCTGCTTCTTTGATGAACTCTGCGTAGCGCATAAATAATTCTAGTTCTCTGAAGTTAAGATCTTCTAGCTGTCCAGTGATGCCATAGTCACGCTTCAACATCTTCAAAGCTTCTCTTCTAGTTTCTTTGTTAAACTTTCGAGTGGCTTTTACTGCGTTGTTTAATACACGTGCGTCATATCCAGCGTAACCTCCCTCCATACTCTCTCGTACTCTGGCCTTAACGTCAGACATTCTTTTCTTTAGCATACCTCGTTTCTGCTTTATGCTTGCTTCTTTAAATCTAGGATTATCTAGTAGTTCTTGTGTGTAAGTCTCAAGCATAGGAGCTAACATACCATTAAAGATCTTGTCATAGGCAGGTATGTTTGTTCTCTCACTAGCTTTCCAGTCAGCCATGTCAGCCATAGAATATACTTTTTCTGTAGCTGTTCTACCCGGTTTTATTGTTAAGCCAAACATACGTGCAAAAGGATTGGGATCGTATATCTCTCCCTCTCTGGTGGCTACTTCTAATTCTTCACCTGTTATACTATCTATCTTACCAAACAATGCTTCTATTATGTTGTCAACATATTTGGTAGCAGTTTGTGAGAATGCATTGATACCTTCTGCTTGACGCACATCTTTAGCTGTGTCATTGCCCAGCGCCATACCGACAGCTTTGTTAACTACATCTACTGGTCTAGTAAAACCTGCAGCAAAGTTACCAGTTACTTTATACAAACCATCTATAGCTGCTGCTCTCTTGTCTATGTCTACGTTAGTCAACACATCTAGTATATTATTTATGTCGTTGGCAAACTGTGCATCACGTGCAAGCTGACCGACAGCTAACTGTGTGCCTATCTCTCTTTGTAAGTCTGCTGATACTTGCTCACCATTTCTCATGGTGTTCAGCACTCTACCTCCAGCAAGCCATAGAGAGAATGGGTATGTGTTCTTGGCATCTACAATAGTACCACCGCCTACGTCTACTTCATATACACCTAGACCTTGCTCTCTTCTTTCGTTGTCATACTGCATAGACATCATCAATGCTGTGTTGCCTACAAGATAACGAGCAAAGGCATCCATCTCTGTTGCTTCAGGGTTTTGCTTGAACATGGTTCTACCAAACCTAAAGAACTGTTCTGGTGTAGACAGGAATGACCACTGATAAGCTGTAGCTACAACGTTGTTGAAGAACCTACCGAATGGTAGAAGTGTACCAAAACCTGGAGTGTTGGAAAAAGTTTCAGCCATCTTAGCAGCAGTCCTTAATAGTTCTGGTTGCTCTGTAGTTGTGTAGTCCTTCGAAAATACAGACTTTAGTGTACCATCCAGCGCACCTTGGATAACCTCTAGTTCAGGTTCATCCCCTGCTATCATAGCTTCCTTCAAACTTTTACCTTTGTTTATACGCATGTACTTATCCATCTCAGTCATAAACATCTGAGACTTAGTAAAGCTATCTTGTATACGTACACCAGATATGTTAGCTGCTGCGTTAGCACCAGCCTCTATGTTTCTATACAGCTTGTTGTTAGGATCAATACCAAATCTTTCTGCGTTAACTTCTACACCACCTGACATAGTTTCAAATAACTTCTTACGTACCTGCTCATTGTTAGCATCATTTAAGAAACGCATGTACGCATCGTGTGTAGTGTAGGGGTCTAACAAGTTCCTGAACTTCTGTGCCTGTACTTGTGTGTAAGCACGTGCCTGTCGCATTGTAGTTCGAGCAGCATTCGTATCATAAGTTGATTGAGCTAGTGCTTTAAAACTTAGCAGACCAAAGTTAAACAAGTCAGCCATAGTCTGACCTACGTAGTACTGAGCAAAGCCAGCAACGTTGATCATGGTAGTGGCAGGAGATGAAACAAGTAAACGTTTCCATACAGACTGTCCGTACTTGAGAGGCTGTGACTTATTCATCTTGTCTACTTCTTCAGTAGCCTCTGCTATATCATCCTCTAAAGTTTTCTTGGCCTTATCTCCAGCAGCTACGATGCCTGAGTTAACAATGTTCTTTGTCTGTGACAATACATTAAGTATTTTACCTGCTTCACTAGAATCTTTTGACAGTAGATTTGTTAAGTCAATACCCTTAGTATCTCCTATCTCACCTAGTGTCAGATTTGTGTACTTACCCATAGCCTTGTTGATCTGTATCAAGTCTTCTTCAGGTAGGAATCTAACTACATTAGTTACTACATCTGCTGTTAATTTTTTAGAGTGTATCTTCATACCTCTATCATGCATCAGCCTTGCTAGTCCACCCTTACCGTCTGTTCCTAGCATTATAGTAGAGAACAAATCAGATGGCATGACAGCAGCTTCTAGTTTTAATCCCTTGTCTACCTTTTCATTCCATGCTTCGATGTCTGCTAACATTTGTTTAGTAACTTTTTTACCATCTTTCCTAGATAGTATGGCTGAGTTATTTTCTATTACAGTCTTAGCAATATCTCCTAATGTAGATTCAGGCTCTTGAAGTTCTGATACTCCACGAAACTTACCAAAGCCTAGCTGTGCTGCACCTGCTACACCACCTAACAAGGAAGAGAAAGCTGTTTGTGTTTTACTGTACTGCTCCTGTGCGCCAGCTTCCATCAAAGTGTTCTGTGCTAGAGAGTCCTGTAGCATAGCAAATCCTGCATCACCTACTAGTGTTGCCTTTAACGCTGTGCCACTTGCTTTATCAAACAACTCAGCTTGCTTTCTTTGCATAGCATTTTGTATTACGTTTCTGCGTCCTTCTTTGGTAACCTCTTGAGTAACCTTTTCTGCTGCTTTCTTTGACTGGTTCTTAGACAGTCCAGATCTTGCTGCTTTTCTAGCGGCTTGCATTGCAGCTTTCTCTGCTGCCTTTCTAATTTGTGACGCACTCTTACCATCTCTTGCAGCTTGCAGTCCTGCTCTCTTCACTGCGTCTTGTATAACTTTCTTACCTGCCAGTGAGTAACCACCTGCAAGAAACCTACCAAGACCACCAGTAACTAAACCTAAATAGTTTGTTGGGTCTTTAGCTGCAGCAAAGATGTAATCTTTTACACCATCAACAGCACCCATAGCTCCATCATTCTGAAACACATTACCTAGCTGTTCATATATCTGATAAGCTTTACCAGCCGTGTCTTTTGTTCTTTGGCTTGCTTTGTTTATAAATCTAAGCTCACCTGTGGTGCTTACAGAATTAGCATTGAAGTATCTCATGTGTTGTACAAAGTCATCAACAACTTCTTCAGCACTTTTATCTTGGTAATCTACACCCTTACGTTCTATCATGTAAGAACGAATAGGAGTTAAATACTCATACTTTAAAAGATCATCTTTCTTCAACGTAGCATTCTTATCTATGTAGAAGTCTTCTTCTCTTTCAGGTAAAGTAGAAGTAGAAGAACCCTTATAGAGTTCTTGCATTCTTCTTTTAGCTTCTAGGTAGTTTGCCATACTAGTCCTCTAATCCAAGCATTATTTCGTATAAGCCTATAGGAAGTCCTGTCATAGTATCGTGGGTTCCTCCATACGTAGCATCCCAGTACTCAGCTTCAGTAACCTTTCTAAATTTTCCAACGTTACGAACACCAAACTGATTGTAAGAGGGTAACTCTTTAGTTTTTTCTCCACCTTCAGGAGGTCTTGGTGGAGCCATAATAACTTTACCACTTTCAGGATCTACCTTACCTTCATAATCTCTATCCCAGCCTACTCTCTTAGCATTAAACCTACTTGGTCTTGTTGGAAAAGTCTTATTCAGTAACGCTTCTTTCTTTTCTTCTACGCTTACTTCTACTTCTTCGACTCTTTCTTCTGGAGGTAACGCCGTTTCTTGATTAGTTGTATCGGACGTTTCCGTTTCGGTAGTTTCTTGGGTTTGTTCTTCTTGATTTTGTTCTGTGTTGGGAGGTTGTTCGCTAGACGGTTCAGGTTGTGACTCCTCTGGTTGTTCTTGTTGGTTAAAGTTTTTGATTAATTCTATCTCTCCGTTTACCCAATCTTCTCCCATAATTCTCTTCATTATATTTACGGAAGGTTCGTGATCAAACAAGCCAGTCTCTCCATACGTACCAATAGCACCTTCTATAACTGACATAGCCGTTTCTACAATTATTAACTCTCTTTGGTCTGCTTCAGCGTCACGGAATGTTCTGTTTAGTCTTTTCTGTTCTTCTATCCACTCCTGATCTTCAGGTTTTTCTGATCTCATTTTTTCTGCAAATGCCTCACCTGCTGCTTGAATCCTAGCTTTAGCCGCTGGGGTATTTGCTGCTTCCGTTTCTATTTCAACTAAATCTTTTAGAAACTTACTGGCTGATTCTGGTCCATAAAATTCTTTATCAAAGAAGTTAACACCCAAGTTAGGAAACAATGAATTGTATTCTGATTGTGCAGCAAGTTCGTTGATATCAGCTATAGACATACCACCCACAGCCTTTGTGTCCTGTAACTTTTGCTTTGCTTGATCCATAGCATTTACACCAAACAGAGTGGCAAGTACACTATCACTTGTTTGTACATCTGCTGGTCTAGTTCCGGGTTTTGTCTTAGCACCATACTGTATCTGAGCAAGTTCATTAAGGTTCATGTCTATATAATCAGGATTAACCTCAAACACTTCAGGCATATCTATGATAGCTTCTACATCTGATGGACCTAGTGTGCTTATACCTTTTTGATTAGCAGCAGCTAGAAGTTTATCATAGAAAGTTTTTATGCCCAGCGCACCAGAACCCATAGCAGCCATGACTTGCTCTTTAGTAGCACCTAGCTCCATAGCTTTTTTACCTAGCTGACCATACTCACTTGCTAGTAAAGTTCTATCAGCTATGATTTTTCTGTTAGCCTTTGCAAGTTCTTCCTGCTCGTCTTCGTACTCTTTGGCTTCTTCTTTTCTTTCTCTGATGCCCTCTGTTTGTTTATCCAAGAAGGCTGCAGCAAATGCTTTCCAATCAAATCCCATATTACTAACCTTTCGCCATCAAGCCTTTGGGCTTCTCTTCTTCTGGTGTGTCTTCTTCCTCTGGCTGTTGTTCAACCAACTCACTTAACATTCTCTTTCCGGGATCTGTGCCATCGTCAGGATTATCTTTTAGATATGCACCCACTAAAACTTGGAAACGTTGTAGCTCTTTAGCCTCTGCTTCCTTCTGATAATCTCTACCATCATCTGAAACCTCAACGCCTACGCTTTTGATAGCTTGCTTCAAGAACGTGTGGATAATAGGTTTGACTAGCATACCTACATCTACAGAGTGTAGACCATTCATGTTACCTGCGCTTACTATGGTATCTACTATGGGCTTGAGAGATAAGCCTGTCTGACATACAGCAGCAAGATCATCTATTACATCTTGGTTAGCCATGTTGCCTATGTAGAACATGGTAACTTCTTCTACGTCTGACATCTGCGCTGGCTGTTCCCAAGGATTATTCTTAGGTTCACCTGTCAAAGACTGACCCGGAATTGGTTGATCAAATATAGCTATTGTTGTCATTTTGTTTTCCTACTTAGTAAATCCTGCACCAAAGTATAAGCCTACGATAGCTGATACTATGTGTGTATCTAGTGGTGTTATTACAAATCCTTGTGCGTACTGCCACTTAACTACCTCTTCACCTGCTCCAAAGATAAAGTCGAGGAAGCCTACCTGTATCTCAGTGTAGCCTACATATACGCCTACTTCTGGATAGAATACAGCAACCAACTTTGGCAACACTATTATAGCAAAGACTGCAGATAATGCAATAAGTCTTCTTGTCCATGCGAAATGTTTATCTGTCTTTCCAGCGTTACGTGCGTCAGCTACAAAGCTTGCGTTAGCATTGGCACGTTCCAAGAGCATCTTGTTCTGCTCCTGTTTCATCTTCATGCTCTGCCCCCATATGGACATCACTCCACCTAGTACGGTAGAGCCAAGCATTGTTATTAGTTCTAGTGGTAATCCAAACATTATTTGTTTCCATATTTATTTGTTAGGTATTCCGCAGCCTCTCTACCAAACGAAAGTTCTGATCCAAGTGTATCGTTAGGTGCGCCGGGATCAACAACACCTTCCGAAGTAGTTCCATGAGGGGGTATTATAGTTGTAGGCAAATCTTTAAAAGCATTATAATATAAGTCAAAAAATTCTTCTTTATGCTTGTTAACTATGTCTACCATTTTTTTATCTTCATGAAAGAAAGGTTCAATGTGTATTACATTTGGGTGTCCTCTTTTATTCATGGTTTTTGATTTTATACCCTTATCATTATAACTATACTTTCTAGGTTTATAGCCTCCATACCCTTTGTCATTTGCAAATTTTATTACAGAGTCAATATATTTTTGTGCAGCATCAAAGTAAATATTTCCTGGACCTGCTTCATAAACCCAGTCAGGAACAATAACTTCTACACCCCTGCCTCCACCACCATTGTAATCCATAGATAATAAAGGAGTTGATCCATATACTAATTGGTTTGGATAATCATTTCTGTTGCCTGTTCCTATATTTAACTTACCCTCTTTTACTGGTGTAATTGTATTAGTTACAACTTCTGACACAACTGTTTCTGTAGCTGCTCCAGCTTGAGGCAATTTTATTGTGTCTCCTATTTTTAAATTGTCGTGATCTATATTAGGATTGGCTTCCTTCATTTGAGATAAAGTAAAGCCTTTTTCACGTGCTATCTTAGATAAGGTATCACCTTTCTTTATCTTGTATTGTTTTGATCCTAAACCAACTGCAGATTGTATTTTTTCTTCGTCTGTCTCAACACCAATGCCAACTGCTGCAGCAGCCTCGTTAAACTTTCCTTCTCTCATAAGCTTAAAAGCTTTAACAAAGTCCATAGTGGAAGCATCTGCACTAGCTGGCTGTGCTTGTTCATACAACCTGTACCTATCTCTTATCTTTTCTTTTTCAGCTTCAGGTAATCTTTCAAATTCAATACGTGCTTTTTCTATGCTTCTTTCTGCTTCTATTTTATCTCTAAGATCTCCCACTGCAGTTTGTTTTTTCACAGGTACTTTTATTACTTGACCTTTTTCTATTTTACCAAACGGATCAGCGACTGCATCAGGTATATTATTTAACTCTCCTAGTTCTTCAAGAGTAACCTTCTGACTATTAGGTTTACCTGCATTTAAAGTATCTAATACAGTGAGTAAAGATTCACCTTCGCTAACAGTATACTCTGCAGTTGTAAGAAAATCAGAAGGAGGAATCATTGCCTCAGAGAATATCCTAGTCATAGGGTCCATGTTAGCTGGTGACTCTGGTAGAACAGGGGGTATAAGTTCCTTAGTAGGATTACGGAAAGAGTTACGTAATACACCAAACATATTTAGGCTAGGGTTGTCTGTGTTTACACCAAACATATTCATAGTACTATCAGGCATAACAGCACGTCTATCCCTATTAGGGTTGTTATCTACAAAAAGGTTAGATGTGTCAGGAGTGTAGCCTCTAAATAGTGGTCCTTGATACACTCTTTGCCCATCTACTATTACATCCTCTGGTTCATCAGCACCAAAGTTACGCAATGTAGTAACAGCCCTGTCGTACAACTTAGCTACAATACCTTTGCTTTCATACTCATCTCTGTTGGGATTGTTATCTGCCCCACTGTCATCTGTACCAAAGTTAAAAGTAGGTTTAGAGCCTAGACCTCTTGAACTACGTTGTGCAGGATCTGGTTCGAACCCACCAAGAGAAACAGATTTAGATGGCTTAGACGTATTCTTTTTAGTAAAGCCTTTTGGACCTGCAGTTTTGGTAGTATTACGAGAGCTACCGTACTGGTCATACATTTGTTTTACAGAGAACTTTGGATCGTACATATTATTTTCCCAAACCTTTAAATGGGTTAAAGCTAGTGATGTTTCCGAGGATAATACTTGTTGCGCCTTTAACAAGCTCACCAACAAAATTACCAGCAGCATTTTCAAGTAGTGTCTGTGACTCGCCATTAGCTTCTATCTGTGCTTCTAGTATCTTTGTTGTTCTGTCTGCTGCACTCTCACCAGACTGCCACGCCCATGCTAACAGATCTCGCTCTCTTTGTATAGCATTATTATACATTGTTGATGTGAGATTGTTTGCGGCTAGTGCTGCATCTCTATTAGCTTGGTTGGCTGCTGCGTTGGCTGCTGTAGTAATAGCTTGCGCCCATGCAGCGTTGGCCTGTGCAACTACAAGGTGGTTCTGTGCGTTGAACTGATCACGTGCATTAGTCTGTGCTGTGTTAAACTGTGCCAGCGCATTTGTTTCACCTGCATTGAAACGGTTGATAGCGTTGATCTGCTCTGCGTTAAATCTCTGTACCTGTGAACCAAGGGATCTGAAGAACTGTTCTGTTTGGTTTTGTGATGTAGCGTTAAACTGTCTTGCAGCATTCTCTGCAGCACCGTCACTAAGTATTGCTTGAGCAGTTTCTTGCGCTCTAATAACTTGCATCTGCTGCTGATTACTTAGATTAGCCATGTCCATAGCAAGGAAAGACTGAGCATTCTGTACGTTAGCAGCTTGTCTATTGTTTAGGTTAGTTAAGTCTATCTGTGATAGTGTAGCTGCATCAGCTAGAACTTTAGCTTGTCTAGCATCTAGGTTAGCTAGGTCTACAGTCTGTGCCATCTTAGCATTCTCTAATGCTATCTGCTGTGCTGCTGTAAAGTTTATGTTAGCTATCTCTGATATACGTGCTGCATTCTTTACCTTGGCTTGGAACTCTTGGTCAAACTCCATACCCAAAAAGCTGGCACGTTGTTCAGCATTAAGCATAGCTACCTGCTGTTTGTTTCCTGCATCTATCTGTGCGATAGGTAGTGCTGATTCCATAGCAGCTTGTACAATAGCCATACCTGCCATACTAGAAGCTGACAACCCACGTGCAGCCATTGCAGAAGCAGCGTTTCTCATAGCACCTGCAGCCCATGATGGTGGATTACCACCTTGGAAGTCTTGCATCAAAGTATCTAACTCAGTCTTTACAGATGCTGCTTGGTTCTTTGCTATAGTAGCATCTACCTTTGTCTGATCTACAGTAGTACCATCAACAAGTTGATCTGGTGTTGAGGCTAGTGCATTAGGAGCAGTTACTGTTTGTGGCGCTCCTAACTGTGCAGCCTGTAAAGATAATGCTGCTGCTGTGAAAGGATTCATTTGTGCAGGATCAACAAGAGAATTAGGATCAACACTTCCTTGTGCAGCTAAATAATTATTTAAAGCTGTCTGTAGTGCCATCTGTGATTTATATGCTTCATACTGCGCTGGTGTCATAGCAGCAATTTCTTCTGCTGTCGCAGCCTGTGGTGCTGTTGTAACTCCTGCCTGTGCTGCTGCTCCTGCCTGACCTGTACCTTGTGGTATCAGTGTTGCAGGGCCACCGTCTTTTGCTACAACACCTGCTCTAGTTACCATCATGTTTGGATCAGCACCTATCTGTTGTGATAGTAGTGAACCACTTGGCATCATGTTGGCAGGGTTTGCTGTACCACCTGTACCTCCACCTGTGCTGCCCGGCGTAACTGAACCATCAGGATTTATAATAGTAGTTCCAGCAACAGGTATGTTTCCAGCCCCTCCACCAACAGGTATTGTTGAGCTACCTCCAATGCTAGGAAGATTAATTCGTGTACCACCGCCGCCACCGCTACTACTGCCACCGCTGGCATCTCTACCAAATATGTCTTTACCCATACTATTGTGACTAGCTAAGATTGCATTATGCCTAGCTATTCCTGGATGTACTTTTGGTGCAGAAGGTTTTGTTCCTATTCCCATGTCTGCTCTTGAAGTACCTCCATCAAACCCTGTGCGTGATTTACCTTTATTCGTGTATCCACCGGGAGCCATGTTTACAGGCTTGCCCTCAACCATCTGTCTAGCTGTCATAGTGTACTTACCCATCTTGGCTGCTGCTGCAGGACTAGCTGCTAAGAAAGCATTGATAGACTTCTGATCCATTGCTCCATTATACCCTAGTGCTGGGAGTATTTTGTTTTGCATTGTTTCAGGTTTGAACCCTAGAAATTTCTTAGCCATATTATTATTTCCCTATTTGCATCCACAGTGATGCTGCAATGAATGTTATTACTGCTACGGTTGACATCTTTACAATAGTTGACCACACACCTCTGCGTGTATCACGCCACGTTTCCAGTAAGTTACGCATCTCAATTATATCTTTACGAGCATCATCATCGTGTAGTCCTACTTCACGTAATGCTGCTGTAGCACCACGCTTGGCTGCACGGTCTAGCATATCTTCTAGTTCTTCTGGTGTGATGCTAGACATAGCCAGACATATCCTCGTTTGTTACGTTGTGTTCTATAAAAGGCTCACCCTCTGCTACTTGAGAGTCGTAGTATTTAGAAACATCTTTCCATCTTGCGTAAGATTGTCTCATTTGTGTTACTTTTGTAACTGTGTTAGACTCTGATACTTCTGTGTAATTGTATCCATCATTAACTGAATATACATTATATACAGTATCAGAATTACTTAAAGCTTTTATCTGCGTGTCGTTTAAAGGATCTCCAGAATCCCAGCCAACAACATTCCCAGTAGATAACGGAATAATCTTAGGGTTTATCATAGATTTTACAACACACCAAGTTGTTGGCTTATTATCTAAAACATCTTTCATATTTCTAACTGCATTCTCAACATCAGAAACAGTTTCGTATCTATTATCTGCGTAAATATATCTACTCATTATGTGCTTCCATAAATTGTACCGCTGTTAGACAAAGTGCGACTTGTTCCTGATATAGCTGCGCCACCAGACCCACCAGCATCTCCTCTGTTTCCACTGCCTCCCGAAGCACCCCAGCCGCCGCCTCCACCGCCGCCTTCGTGAACACCAGAGTTAGTTCCAGCATTTCCACCAGAACCACCTTGTAATCTACTGTCATTACCGCCATTATGTAGACCGCCAACGCCGGGTAAAATACGGCCACCACCACCGCCACCAACGTTACTTCCTTTAAAGCCGCCGCCACCACCAGCACCACCTCCGTAAGCACCTGTTTGTGATGAATTGTATTTGTTGTAGCCTCTTCCACCAGTACCATTTAATACGCCACCAGTACCACCGTTAGCATAACCGTTACCGCCAAGTCCTCCAGCACCGCCGCCAGCACCGCCGCCACCGCCAGAGTTGTAATCACCGGGGTCAGAGTGGTCACGTCCATGTGCGCCTCCACCACCACCACCTGCAATATACGCCCCAGAGCTATTTGTAATAGTAACACCACTTGCTGTTACATTTATAGCAGGACCACCACTAGCAGCAGCTTGATAATACCTTCCTCCGACAGCACCACAGCCAATTATTTTTCCATCATTTATAACAGTGCATGATATATCTATAGTTAATGCAGCATGTGATGTACTATCAGACCAAACCCACATGTTTGAAGGTACACGTAAAGTACCACCAGATGAAATATAGTCTGATGCTGTGATACGTTTTAGTTGAACTTGTCCGTTAATTTGACTACCACCAGTGGGTAGTGATGTTTCAGCAGACTGACCATAATATTGTTGTATACTTTGACCTGCTCCATCTCCTACATCTATCAACGCACGAATGTCAGGGTCATTCAAAGAACAGGTAGTACCACTAGTACCACCTACCTCTACGTGTAAATCATCTAAACTTATAGCGCCGCTACTTTGTAGGCCCATTCTTTAGTTCCTTAATTTCTGCTTGTAATTCTTTTACAGCTTCTATTAGTACACCTACTAGGTTACCATATGCTACAGATAGGTACTGACCTTCTTCTACAACCTCTGGCATAACTTGTTGCATCTCTTGAGCTATGACACCTGTGCCACGTTGCCCATCATTAAGTTCACTCTTGTAGTTATAAGTTACACCACGCATTTGTGATACTTTGTCAAGCGCACCTTCTATTGTTTGTACGTTTTCTTTTAGTCTTTCATCTGAGAAAGCTGTAACGTTTCCTGTTGCGGTAAAGTTACCAGATAAGTTGTTACCATTGTTTGATAGATTACCCAGTCCTACTTCTGCAGGTGTATCAACAGTACAAGTAATAACACCACTGCTACTATTATAAGATATACCTGTACCTGCAGACAATGCTCCTCTTGCACCAGCGTTAACACCAGCCCCTGTTAAGTTTCCAGCTACACTTAGGTTACCTGTTATTGTAGCATTTTCATCTACAGTTAGTGTATCTGTTTTTACTGTACCATCAAAGAAAGCATCTTTGTATTGTAGTGCTGATGTACCTAAGTCTAATGTGTTAGTAGTTTTAGGTCTTACCTGAGATGCTGTTACAACTAAGTCCTGCGATGGTCCTACCTTTTCAATAGGTGCGCCCTCTGCTGCAGTACCATCGTGGGTGTGACCAGTACTAGCATTGAATGCTGACTGTATCTGATTGTACTCATCATTGAAATCATCAGCGTCAATAACACTACCTGTAGCGATGTTAGCTGCTGCTTGTCTTGTATAACCTGCCATTGTTACTGCCTATCATGTTGTCTGTACTCAAGAACGGCTGTGTCAAGAGTAAAGGTTGGATTTGTTGAGTTGTCTGTAATACGCATTGCTACCGTTTTAAATGAACCTACTAAGTTTTGTTTATATATTTTATCTAACACACCACCATAGGTAACACCTGAACCACCATACACAGAAGTAGATGCACCGAATAAACTAATACCACCACCTGCTGCTGCTGAAGAAACTGTTATAGCTGGAGGTTGTATAACACTTGGATCATTACCTGCATCAAAGTCTATCTTAAAGTTTACGTCTACATTCATAGTTCCCGTAGGATTTGCATACAGGGTTAGCTTGTACATAGTCTTACGTATCTGAGGATCTGTAATAGGCATAAATGGTGATTCATATATTGACTCTATTGCACTACCATCAAAAGAGTTACCTGAGTCCATTCTATAACAGAAGCCATCATCATTACCAAACATAATAGTCTCTGTTGCACCTGAGTACGTACTGTCTGCTACGTTTACCTTTAGTCCTTTAGTAGTAGACCAAGCTATACCGCTACCACCTTGAGCAATAAACTTAGTTGCTATCAATCCTGATGCACTAGCTGTTTGTACACTAGGTATATATGCAAACAACCTATACTGAGATTTGCCTCTAACTAGCACAGAACAAAACACATCTGTCTGTGATATAAACTCGTTTGCATCTTTATAGATAGGATCAGAAGCAATATCAAGAGCTAAGTCACCAATACGATCAGTAGCACTTAATAAACGTATACCATCAGGAGATAGGTATGCTACGTCACCACCAAATTCCTGTATGCTGTCTGGGTTAATACAGCCTATTCTATCTGTTATAGGTTCTAGTTTAAAGTCAGATGAAGTACTACCTACAAGTTTTTTTATTGTGTCTGTAGTAAATATGATAAGTTGTTCACGAAAGCCTATCATACCTGTGACATCATGTCCAACGTTTATTGTACCAGCGCCATTACTTGTAGCAAAATCATCTACTGTGTTAGGTGCTGTAAAGAATATCTTACTACCTTTAGAGTAGAAAGCGTGGTTCTTAAATACTACAACATTCTCTGCACCTTGTACATCTGAACTATTAGAAGAGGATAAAGATACTACAGTATTACCACTAGCATTATATATGATAGGATAGCTTTTACTATCTACAAATATTGTTTTATCTTCTTGTGTAAAATTAAAAGATGCAAACCTGCATTTTAATGTATTAGTAGAAGAGCTTGTACCTATGTGTGACCAAGTGGTTCCTGTACCATGAAAGTATAATGTTTTATTTAATTGTGTAGAATGAAACGTACCAAATGTAAGAACAGTATTATCGGATATAGACTGGGCTGAGTCAAGTACAATACTATTTTGATTAGTTAGTGATGCTACTTTAACAGTACCAGATATGCCTGTGCCTGTAACAAACATACCAGCTTTTATATTAGTAACAAAACTAAGTACGGCATCATCTGCTAAAGATACTGCTGTGTCTAGTATAATACTAGTTTGACTTGTTACAGTTTTTACTGTTACATCACCAGTTATACCAGTACCAGTTACAAGCATACCTTTGGTAATAGTTCCAAATGCTGCACCAGTACCAGCAACGCTAACACCTGTAACTGGACCTTCTGCTAAACCTGTACCTGCTATGGTGGCTCCTGTTATACCACCTGATCCATCTACTGTAGTTATTGTTA